GTATAATCCAAGTGAAGCGCAAAGAGTTGATTTGCCGTTCTTTCTTGGAACTTGAATATAGGCTGTTCGATATTTACGAAAACCATTTTCATTTTTCCATCCAAACAAATCTCCAATTATTTTTTTTTGCCAATCCTCAAGAATTAAAGGATAACCAGCAAGCTCTCCTTTTGTATGTGTGCAAAAAGTTTCAATGAATCCGATTGCTTTTGATGCGGCTTGTTTGTCGAAATAAAACTTATTCAAAATAATTATTTATTTGTGTGTTGTTTGTTGTTATTGGTGCACTGATTGAAGCTCTTGCAACTGGTGTCAATCCAAATTCTCTAGCTATTTTAAGAGCGTTATTCAAAGCGTCATTTTTCATTTTGATTAATGGATTTGCTTGACGCCGCAAAACCAAGCCTTCCGAACTTGTAAATTCATCAATTCGTTTTGTGTTTCTAAGTTCAATTTCACATTCTTTATAAAGAGATATTTCATTGCAATAAGATTCAATCATAATTAAATCAACATTATGAAGCATCTGTAAATTAAAGAGTTGATTTACAACCTTATTCCACTCTTCTTTTCCATACCTTGAAAGCCATTTTGGAGCTGATGGAATTTTTTCTACAAGGTCAACTTGCATTTCATTTTCAATCAATCTTGATGGAACATCTGTTCCTTGCATTTTTTTTATTTTAGTTAAAGTTTTTTTTCGACCTTTAC